ACACTTTAACTTAGGAGAATCGTCATGTCGTCTTTTGCTAGAACTAGGAGCCGCGTTCCCGTCCTTGTATCAACACCGATTGGACAACAGTCCATATTGAATTACGGTGGTTACAATGATCAGGAATATACGGCCAAGTATAATTTCATCTCACCGAGGGAAACCACGGTAGATGAGATACATACTCAGTACCCTTATGAGGGTGGTCCTTTTCTAAGCAGGAAATGCCATGCGACCTTCACAAATTCGCCGGGATGGGTAGGTAGGCGGTACGTCGATCCTAATTCAGGAAAAGACGTGAAAAATATGTATTCAGGGAGGTTTATTGCTATTCCTCCTTACCCCTACAATACCTTGAGAGGGTTTAATACCCTCCCACCAGACGTTACGTCTCTTGCGCAAGCACAGGGGCCAGCGTGCTGGAATCGGTTCAAACCAGCGAAGCCTAGAGTGTCTCTTTCAATAGCTCTTGTAGAGCTAAAAGACGCTCCTCAGCTTCTTTTCAAAAAGCTTAATAGTTTCCGTAGTTTAGGAAACAATTATTTGGCTTTAGAATTTGGGTGGAAACCGTTCCTGTCGGACATTCGGCGTTGGTTCGCATCGATTTCTAAAATTGATGCGCAGATTGCGTATCTCCGTAATAATAACGGAAAACGCATTCGCCGAGGTGGAACCCTTCTGGAAACTAAAAACCAGATTGCAGGTCCGACCACAACGTACTCTGCTATGCATAAGTATAGCATTACGCCGTGGTTTGACTACTGCATGAGTACCAACAATATGTCTAAAACTACAGAAACTGTAGAAGACGTTAAATGTTGGTTCAAGGGTTCTTTCAGGTATTATATACCTGGACTCGAATCTCAAAAGTGGGGTAAGTACCGTGCCATCCGCCAATTGTGGGACCTTGAATTAGGTCCGGAACAGGTTTATAACCTGATTCCATTCTCTTGGCTAGTAGACTGGTTTTCCAATTTAGGCGACGTGGTTTCTAACCTCGCGTCTTCAATGGAAGATAATCTAGTAG